GAAAGTACAGTTTATGTATAATAACTTACCAAGTTGGTTACGTGGTAATATAAAACCATTATCTGATAATAAATTATCATTAAAACTAGCTAATAACTCTCAAATTATAGCTACATCAGCGGCATCAGATGCAGGTAGATCGTACGCTGTATCGTTGTTGCTAATAGATGAGGCTGCGTTTATTGAAGGTATTGATAAAATTTATACGAGTATAAAACCAACTATTGCAACGGGTGGAGGTATTATAGCACTATCATCACCAAATGGTGTTGGTAACTGGTTTCATAAAACGTATGCTGAGGCCGAAATTGGTAAAAATGATTTTAAAGCAATTAAATTAAAATGGGATTTACATCCCGATAGAGATGAAAAGTGGGAAGAAACAGAACGAATAAACATGTCTCCAAGAGAATTTGCTCAAGAGTATGACTGTGACTTTTTAGGCTCTGGTAACTCAGTTATTGAACCTAGTATATTATCATTTTATGAAGAAACATTTATACAAGATCCTATTGAACGTAGGTTCATGGGTGGTGATTTTTGGATTTGGGCTTACCCTGATTACAGCAAGCAGTATGTTGTTTGTGCTGATGTTGCTCGCGGAGATGGTGCAGACCATTCTGCATTTCATGTCATTGATGCAGTGTCACTTGAACAAGTGGCTGAATACAAATCGCAAGTCGATACTCGTACTTATGGAAATATGTTGGTATCTGTTGCTACTGAGTATAATAATGCTTTACTGGTCGTGGAGAACGCTAACATTGGGTGGGATGTTATTAATACAATAATAGAAAAAGGGTATGATAATTTGTATTATTCACCTCGTGCTTATGGTGAAATACAGATGGATAAATGGATGGCCAAAATGGACAGTGAACAAACAGTTCCTGGATTTACTACATCAGCTAAGACAAGACCACTTGTTATCTCAAAGATGGAGGCGTATATTCGAGATAGACAATTTACCTTTCATTCAAAGCGCTTATTAGAAGAATTACGCGTATTCATTTGGATGCATGGTAAAGCACAAGCGCAAAATGGATATAATGATGATTTGGTAATGGCTTTAGGGATGGGATTATTTGTAAGAGACACTGCAATGAAATTCTATCAACAAAGCATAGATCTAAGCAGAGCGGCTCTTGGAGGAATAATTAGAACTACATCGGATAATGAACCAACAATGCCCAGTGGTTTGTCCAACCCTTACCAAATAGATTTAGGTAATGGAACGATTGAAGACGTGTCATGGGTATTGTAAGTAATAAATATTTATTGGTATAATAAAACACAAGAATGGCAGATCAAAATCCAGGTTTATTTAGTAGATTAACACGTTTGTTTAGTACAGATGTTATCATCAGAAACGTTGGTGGTAACCAATTAAAAACAATCGATGTAGATAGAATTCAAGCCTATGGAAACATAAAGACAAATGCACTTATAGATAGGTTCACTAAGCTACATAGATACGGAGCTAATATGCCGTATAACCCAACTATTAACTATCAAACATTGCGTATTCAGTTGTATACTGACTATGAAGCAATGGACACAGAATCTATTATAGCTTCAGCATTAGATATCATCGCTGATGAATCTACATTAAAAAATGAGGCAGGTGAAGTATTACAAATTAGAAGTTCTGATGAAAATACACAACGTATTTTATATAATTTATTCTATGATATATTAAACGTAGAATTTAATCTATGGTTATGGATTAGAAACATGTGTAAGTATGGTGATTTTTATTTACACTTAGAAATTGCAGAACAATTCGGTATATATTCAGTAATGCCATTATCAGTTTATGATATGGTTCGCGAAGAAGGTAACGACCCTCAAAACCCATCAAAAGTAACATTTAGAATTGATCCATCAGTAATCGCGGCGGGTGGCATTAATAACCGTTTGAAAGATAAAGATGGTAAAATACAATTTGAAAACTATGAAATAGCGCATTTTAGGCTATTAACTGATGCTAATTACCTACCTTATGGGCGTTCGTACATTGAGCCTGCTCGTAAAACTTACAAACAGTATGTGTTGATGAAAGATGCGATGTTATTACACCGTATCACCCGTGCCCCGGAAAAACGCGTGTTTAGTATTAATGTTGGTAACATACCACCAAATGAAGTAGACGGATATATGCAGAAGTTGGTTCAGAAAATGAAGAAAACTCCATACATGGATCCACAAACTGGTGAGTATAATTTAAAGTACAACATGCAGAACCTAATGGAGGATTTCTATATTCCTACACGTGGTAATGATACTGCTACAAAAATCGACACATTAAAAGGATTAGAATACAATGCAATTGAAGACGTAGTATTTCTACGTGATGAAATGTTAGCTGCTCTTAAGATACCTAAAGCATACTTTGGATTTGAGAAAGATTTACAAGGTAAAGCTACATTAGCTGCTGAAGATATTCGTTTCGCTCGTACAGTTGAACGTATCCAACGTATTATATTATCGGAATTGTATAAAATAGCATTAGTACATTTATATACACAAGGATATGATGGACCTGCATTAACTAATTTTGAATTATCATTAACAGTTCCATCTATAATATATGAACAAGAAAAAGTTGCATTATGGAAAGAAAAAGTAGATTTAGCTAAACAAATGCAAGATACTAATTTACTACCTTCAGACTTTATTTACCATGATATATTCCAATTCAGTGAAGATCAATATGATGAATATCGTGATTTAGTAGTTGAAGATAAAAAACGTACATTCCGTTTAGCTCAAATTGAAAATGAAGGTAATGACCCAGCTAAAACTGGTAAGTCATTTGGTACACCACATGATTTAGCTTCACTATATGGTAAGGGCAGAACAGGAATGGACATAGAAGGACCATTACCTGGTGGATATGATGAAAAACGCCCAATTGGTCGTCCTGAAGAAAAATCATCAATTATTAATACACAAAAAGATCCATTAGGTAAAGATAGATTAGGTGCTGGTGAAAATGGTTCGTTATATACCGCTAATGCTCCTGAAGAAGGTAGTGGTACTCCAAAAGCAATGTTTGAAATGAAACGACATAAAGGTTTATTTGAAGGATTTGCAGTACCACGTAAAGAAATAGTATTTGAACCTGAACAAGAATCGTCATTACTTAACGAAAATAATATCAAGGGCATATAATAACTACATATTTATAGGTAGTGCATACTATACACTATGAAAATAAAACACAGCAAATATAAAAATACCGGTATCTTATTTGAATTATTAGTGCGCCAAATCGCATCAGACACTGTGTCTGGTAAAGATTCAGCTGCTATCGGTATTGTTAAAAAATTCTTTGGTAAAACTGAACTAACAAAAGAGCATAAGTTATATCAAGCGTTAATTACAAGCAAAGCTTTAACTGAAGGTAAGGCTGAATCATTAATTAATTCAGTACTTGAACTTTCTTCACGTCTTAATAAGACGGCTTTACGTAAAGAAAAGTACAATATTATTAAAGAAATTCGTAGTCATTATGATATCGAAGGATTCTTTAAAGCAAAAATTAGCAACTATACACAATACGCTGCTGTATCTAATTTAATCGAAGCTCATGGGTCATTAGAATTCATTGAGCCTTCTCAAGTTATCGATAACAAAGTAACACTACTTGAGCATATTACTCGTAAAGAAGTTAATATTGAAGAAGTAAAAGACCGCGTGTTAGAAGAGTACGGTAAAATGGATTCAGGTACACGTATATTAGCCTACAAAATGTTGTTAGAGAAATTTAATGAAAAGTATGGCGATTTAACACCTGCACAAAAATCAGTGTTAAAAGAGTATATTAATAATGTTACTAATACTATTAAATTAAGAGAATTTGTTAATGAGCAATTTGCTTCTATTAACAAACAATTAATAGAATTAATCCCTACAGTAAAAGATAAGACAACTCAAATCAAATTATCTGAAGTAGCTACTTTATTACAACCCTTAGATAAAAATCAAAATGTAAAAGACGAAAATATTATTTCGTTATTACAATATCACCAATTAATTGCTGAATTAAAAGCTGTTAAATAAATGGATAAATTAAAGGAGTATATTAAGACCTTAGTACGTGAGTTGTTAGATGAAGAATCTACATCTGCAGGTGCTGGTCCTTATTCTACTCCATTTGCTTTTTCTAAAGGTAACGGACAAAATGCTGCTACTAAGTATGCATTAAAGTTAGGATATAAATTAGCAAAAAAACCAACTACATCAAAAGTAGTAGATTATAAAAAAATATTTGAAATGAATATACAAGATATAGTTAAACAAGAATTGTTAAATGAGGCAACTTATAAACAATTTAAAAAAGAAGTTAAACATAGAACTAAAGCTGAACAATTGCATAAAGCAATGCGTGAGGTAAAAAGAAAAATAAACGAAATTGATCGTATTGTTGATTATACTCAACGTATGAAACAAGAATTGAGCGAAGGTGATGGTGTAAAGTATTGGGATAGAACAGAAAAAGCTGTTGCTCAAATTTCTGAAATGGTAAATCATTTAAACACTAAAATAAATAACCTTAAACAGTAATGGCAAAGGCTAAAGTAGCAGGAAACCCTTATAAAGTTTCTTTTGGCAAACGCAAATCTGGACCAGGTACATCACAAAAATCATTTAATAAACATACTCCAAAGCCAAAAGCTTACAGAGGACAAGGCAGATAATATGAAAAGTATACAAAACCAATACAACGACTTAAAAGAAGGTAAAATGTCACAAGCAAATTTCATGAGAAATTTACGCATGACAATGCCTCAATACGTAACTAACATTACATCATTTAAAGACTCAGTTAGAATCCTTAAGAATAAGGGTTTATTACATGAATCATACGGTGGTTTTGATGAAGAAGAAATAGTGGATGAAATGAATATGGAAGTTAAACCAGAAGAATCTAATGATGCTGAGTTTGATGCTATATTAAAGCAACTTGAAGATGAAATGGCAGGTGAAATTGCTGTTAAATCTGATGTATTAGATGAGCCATTAGAAGAAGATGAACAATTAAATGAAGGTAAAGGTAAAGAATTGCATCCAAACCAAATCCACCCAGGTGAATTAAGAATGGGTATTAGAGTTGAAATGGAACATACAGACGATATTGATAAAGCTAAAAAAATTGCTTTAGATCATATAGCTGAAAATCCATACTACTATACAGCATTAAAATTGTCTGGAATTGAAAATCCTACTAAACTAAAAGAAAAGGCTAAAAAGGAAGTTAAATCTAGAAAGAAAAAAGAAACAGTTGAATTGATTGATAAAGCAAACCAAATGCAAAAGGTTAAAATGCCTAAAACTGTTAAAGAAGCTATGGAAGTTGATCCACAAGGTCAATTACAATCACAAGATTCTCCAAGTGTAAAAAGATTATTAGATCTTATTTCTAGAAATACATCTGTAGACACTGAATTTGATCGCCTTGACACTGAAATGGAAATATACCAGTTCTTAAAAAGATTTTTTAATGACATTCTTGATCCAACTGATGCAACTCAAGATGAAAAACTTAGAGCAGTTTCAAGGGTAGTATCTGACTTAAGAAAACAAAAATCTTCTAGCAAAGTAGCTAGTAAAGTATTTAGTTCACCTCAACAAACAGGTTTAAGTAAATCATTTGAAAAAGGTGAATTAGGTGAAGCAGAGATGCCTACAGAAGATAAAATTGAAATGGAATTAGCCTCAGCTTTATCTCAACAACCTACATTAAAAAGAATTTTACAAAAAGTAGATTTACCTACTGAAGTAGATGGTACTATTAAAGCTCTTTTAGATAGAACTAATCTTAAAAATATTCCTGATCAAATTATTTTAACTGCTTTAAGAAAAGTATTAAATGACCAACCAGGTCCTACATTTACAGCACAATATGCTGCTAATGCTACTGTTGGTAAACCTAATCCTAAATTAGGCAAAACATTAGAAGAAAAATTAAGATCAATGGTTCGTGAAGTTTTAGCTGAAGAAGCACCTTCAAAAAAAAACGCAGCTAGTGAAATAACAGCTAAAGCTGTAGATTATATTGACGACTATAACGAAGGTGAAAGCAAAGAATATAAGAAAAAATGGCTAGAAAATGTATTTGATTCATATGAAGATAAAGTAGGTCGTCGTTTTGATGACAGTGTATTTGAAGATGTAATTGATATGTTAAAAGCAAAAGGATATATAATGGCTATGAAAGAAACATTTGATGGCCGTGATAATTTAACCAACATTTCAGACGACACACAATAATAATATGAAACAATTACTAATAGATCATACACCATTCCACATTGCTAAAATGACATTGTCTGAAGCTAAAGGCACAGGTGATGGTAGAATGCGCATTACGGGTAAACTACAAGAATCAGGAGTAAAAAATGGTAACGGCCGTGTATACCCACCGGAAGTTTTAAAAAAACAAGTAGAAATGTATGCGAAGGGTCCTGTAGCACAGAATACAGCTATGGGTGAATTAGACCATCCTGAATCTACAATCGTTAACTTAAATAACGTATCACATATTATTAATAAAGTTTGGTGGGAAGGTAATGACGTGATGGGTATGTTAACATTATTAAATACACCATCAGGTAAAATTGCTCAAGAAATTATATTAGCAGGCATTCCATTAGGTATCTCATCTCGTGGTATGGGTTCTGTTAAACAAATAGGCGAAACTGTAGAAGTTCAAGACGATTTTGAATTGTTATGTTGGGATTTGGTATCAGTACCATCAACTCCAGGTGCTTACATGAAATTATCTGAAGGAAAACAAACACAAATCAACGAAGATTATAGTAAAATAAACGGATTAATTACAGAAATTATTTGTAATGTAACAGGAGTTTGTCCTCTTTGTTAGGAAGGGTCGCGTTTTAACGTATCTACATATATTTATTGATAACCTAAAATGGGTTGCCCCATCTATTTGCAACTCAGGTATTATACAAACAACCTATTAAGCTTGATTCAATAAGCTTATTTCCAAAATTAAATTTAAGGAGAAACACAAGATGAGTACAAACAAAGATTTGTTTAAGGAAGCTATTGCTGACGCTAAACAAGTACGCGAAGCCGCATTAGTAAATGCAAAAGCTGCTCTTGAAGAAGCTCTTACTCCAAAATTACATTCTATGTTAGCTGCAAAGTTAGAAGAAATGAATGATAATGAAGACGAAGAAACACTTGAAGAAGTAGACTTAATCTCAGCTAATGACAAAAGAAACCATTCAGACATCCGTAGAAAAAGAGCTATTGATGCTGGTCAAATGTCAGAAGGCGAAGAAGAGCTAGAAGAAGATTTTGATTTGTCTGCAATTTTAGCAGAATTAGATTCTGAAGAATCTATTGATGAAGCTAAAAAAGAAAACGAAGAAAAAATGGACGAAGCTAAAGAAGAAGAAGAAACTGAAGACGAAGAGTCTGAAGAAGAATCTGAAATCGAAGATGAAACTGAAGAAGGTTCTAAAATTACAGATTTAACTGTAGATGAATTAAAAGACATTATTAAAGACATCATTTCAGCTGAAATGGGTGCTGAAGCAGACATGGAAATGGGCGCTGAAGACGAAATGGAAGATATGGCTGGTGACGCAGAAATGGCTGTTGATTTAGGCAGTGAAGATGCTGGAATTGAAATGGGCGCTGAAGATGAAATCGACGAAGTAGATTTAGATGAATTATTAGCAGAATTAGATGCTTTAGACGAAGCTAACGACGACGAAGATACAGTGTATGAAGCTAAGAAAAAAGACGTTAAAAAAGAAAAAGAAGAAAAAGACGAAATGAAAGAAGCGATTGAAACAATCGAAGCATTACGTAATGAATTACATGAGCAAAACTTATTAAACGCTAAGTTGTTATATGTAAACAAAATCTTCAAAGCTAAGAATTTAACTGAATCACAAAAAATAAAAGTAATTGCATCTTTCGATAAAGCAACTACACCTGCACAAGCTAAAGAATTATTCGAATCAATCCAAAGCTCACAAATTGGAGCTAAGAGAGAAATCGTTAAAGAATCATTAGGATTCGCTTCTAAAGCTGCTGGTATCGCTCCTAAAAAAGTGATTGTAGAATCAAATGATGTAATTTCTCGTATGCAAAAACTTGCAAACATTAAATAAAATTAAATAAAAACAAACTCGTTTAAAAATGAACGTACAACAATTATTAGAATCATCTAACCAGTTTAAAACTGTAAGTGATGATGCAAAAAAATTGAGCACAAAATGGGCTCAATCAGGCCTTTTAGAAGGTCTTAAAGGAGAGAACGACAAGAATTCAATCGCTATGTTATTGGAAAACCAAGCTAAGCAATTGATCGTTGAACAATCTTCTACAGGTGGAACTAACTCAATGACAGGTGGTGGATACAACTCAGAAAACTGGGCTGGTGTCGCTTTACCATTGGTAAGAAGAGTATTTGGTGAAATCGCAGCTAAAGAATTCGTTAGTGTACAACCTATGAACTTACCTTCAGGTCTTGTATTCTATCTTGACTTCAAATACGGTAACACTAAGGCTCCATTCGCAGCTGGTGGTTCTCTATATGGTGCTAATGGCAATACAAACGTAACTGATATCGCTTCAGCTTCATTATATGGTGCTGGTAAGTTCGGTTACTCTATCAATAGCCAATCTTTAGCTATCGTAGCTACAACAGGTTCAACAACTTGGGCTACATTTAACTTAAATGCTGATTACTCTGCATCAGCTACAACTTACAAGACTTTAACAGTAACTTTACCAGCTTCTGCTGATTCTAATGCTGTTAGATCTTTCATTTGGACTTCAGGTTCAATCGTTGCTTCTGATATCTTACAAGAATTCACTTCTACAAACGGTACAACTGTAACTTTTGTTGTAACTGGTTCTAAAGTTGCTTTAGCAGGTAATGCTTTCTCTGGTAGCTTACAATACTCAGTACAACCAACTCCAGCTGCTCGTGGTGATTACGAAGATTCTCCAGCAAATTCAATCGCTATCCCAGAAATCAATGTTCAATTGAAATCTGAAGCAATCGTTGCTAAAACTCGTAAGTTGAAAGCACAATGGACTCCAGAATTCGCTCAAGACTTAAACGCTTACCATAGTGTTGATGCTGAAGCTGAATTAACTGGTGTTTTATCTCAATACATCTCTATGGAGATTGATTTAGAGATCTTAGATATGTTAATCCAAAACGCTTTCACAGTAGATTATTGGTCAGCAGTAAACAACCAAGCGGTTGATGGTACTGGTGTTACTAACTCTAACTTAGCGTTCTACAACACTCAAGGTGGTTGGTTCCAAACTTTAGGTACTAAGTTACAAAAAGTTTCTAACAAAATCCATCAGTTAACTTTAAGAGGTGGTGCTAATTTCTTAGTTACTTCTCCTACAGTTGCTACTATCTTAGAATCAATCCCAGGATTTGCTTCAGATGGTGACGGTGAGAAAATGGAATTCAACTTCGGTGTTCAAAAGGTTGGTACTTTAAATTCTCGTTATAAGGTTTACAAAAACCCTTACATGACTGAGAACGTAATCTTAATGGGTTACAAAGGTGCTCAGTTCTTAGAAGCTGGTGCTGTATTTGCTCCATATGTTCCATTGATCATGACTCCACTTCTTTACGATCCTAACACATTCACACCTAGAAAAGGTTTGATGACTAGGTACGCTAAGAAAATGATCCGTCCTGATTATTATGGTAAGGTTTATGTTTCTGGTTTGAATACTATCTAATCTAGCATAACATAATTAACCCCGTAAGGTTAAATTTAAAGAACCCGAGCTTAGCTCGGGTTTTTTTATTCATATTTATAGGAAACAAATAAATCTATTTATGAAGGAACCAAATCGTGTGCGTAAAAATGAAATTAAAGCAGTTAATGCATTACAATTAAATGAAGAACAAAAAGAAGCAAAACGATTAATAGTAGAAAATCAAATAGTAATAGTTACAGGTAGAGCAGGTAGTGGAAAATCATTAGTATGTGCTCAAGCAGCATTAGATTTTTTAAAGAAAAAACAAATAGAATGTATTTACAATACAAGAGCAGCAATTGAAGTTGGTAAAAGTTTAGGATTTTTACCTGGTGATATTAATGGTAAGTTTGATCCATATATGGAAGCACTTATTGAAAATCTTAATAAATGTTGTTCTAATAAACACGAGGTTCCAGATTTAATTTCTGAAGGCAAAATTAAAGCAATGCCAGTGCAATTTATTCGTGGTAAAACCATTGACGATATATTAATCGTTGAGGAAGCACAAAACCTAACTAAAGGTGAAATGCTAGCCATATTGACACGTTTAGGAAAAACAGGTAAAATTGTTATCAATGGTGATAATGAACAGACCGATATTAAAACGTCAACGGGTGAAATAAACGGTTTAAGTTACGCTATCGAATTATCTAAAAAAATAGATGAAATTAAGTGGATTAAATTGAAAGAGAATCACCGCTCTGATTTAGTAGGCAGAATACTTGAATATGAATATGGAAAGTAATAACTACTCAATATTTATACGTGTTAAATACTACTTAAATAATGGGTGCAAAAGCAATAAATCTAAAAAGACTGTGGGATGAATATTATGGTGATACATCATATTTAAATCCTGTTAAATGTAATACTCCGTTTGAGTACTATACCAATGATCCTGAATTTGTTCGTGATGCTAAAAGCTGTACACGCTTTGTAGCACAACGTTTAGGAGCTAGTGGTTTAGGTCTTACTCAATTAAATATTAGTGATCTTACTGTATATGCTGCTTTTGAAGAAGCAGTTACTACTTATGGTAATTTAGTTTACCAATATAAAGTTAGAGATAATTATATTAATATAGAAGGTTCTAATACAGCACCTTTTAGCAATAATACTGTTACTTATGTTAATAGTATAGATATTAATTCTCCTGTAACTTGGTCAGCTGCAAGATTAGCAACATATGCTGATATTAATTATGATACTCATTTTTCTCAATCAATTGTTAATAATGATGTTTATGTAATATCAGCTTCAATAGGTGATTTTGTATTACCTAATACTGATTATGTTAAATCAATAACATTAGCTACAGAATTTGTAACTGCTAATACTGGTTTAACTGTTGACTTAAGCACGTATGTTTATAATCAATTAAATAGAACAGGAGGTCCTACAAGTGGTTCCGTTATTACTTCAGGTAGTAGCTACGTTTATCTTTTTACTACAAGTCCTCAAATAGCAGGAGGAAACGCAATATTTGGAACAGGATCTATTCCTACAGTTTATATTCAAGATAGTTTAGAACCTGAACTAAATAATAAATTAATTAATAATAATTTTGCTACATTAACTACTACTATTGCTGACAATTATGCTGAAGAAGCAGGAGTTGGAGGAAATTATAATGTAATAAC